TGTTGGTTTGATACCTTTTTGAAATTCTTTATAATCGACATGATGGTGGAACCTACCCCATTTTTGAGTTACATGAACTACATCTGGGTGTTGGTTTCTAAGTGATTCAGCAAAGGTTTTTCTGTTATCAAATTCATCACTGCCTGCTCTTGTCTCAACGCCACCTACTTTGTCAATGTTGTATACCTCTTCAGTATTACCACCTTTCATTGCCATTGAAGCGACTTTACCACATAGGAAAGCATTAAATAACAATGTGTGATAACCTGCTTTCATTACTCTTAATGATAAATCAGTATCCTCGTTGTATCTGCCTCTCCAATATAGGTCTGGGTATATATCATTTGATAAACATATACAACTGTAAACTCTAGTATTATGATAATAAGGTGGTCGTTTAGTAGTTGAAGGAGCAAAGAATGCATAGTTCATACCAAACATTTTTACATCTGTATATCGGTCTGCAAAATCCTCACACGCTCTAAACCCTGTTGGTGTAGTCATTTGTATTTTTTTATTATTGTGCAGACGATAAAAATGTTGCATATTATCATCTAGTATCCAGTGTCTTTTATGACCTTCGTTTATTGAATGTTCCCACACCCAGTTACGCACTGGTATTGAACCACCCAAATATCCTGTAACCTCACATTTTCTTGCCCAGTTTGGATTATCTCTAAAATCTGTTGGTACTGTGAGTATATTCTCTTTTGGAATAACTGCTGCATAATCGTCGTATTCAGATTCCTCAATAACAATACGATACATTGCTCCAATCTCTTCCATAGATTTGACTGTTAGCCGACTGTCGGCTCTACCTTTTGAAATGATGTAAATTGGATATTTTGATTGCATTATGTTATAATTTTATTCTTTGGTACAGTTAGTCCTGTATCCATTTGTCTTACCTGGTCTGCCAATTCGGTAGCAGGTTCTACTATAAACACCACAAATCTTTTATTGATTGTGATTCCATCTTTAGCTTTTGTATAAGCCATAAAAGGCATAAAGCCTATTTTGCCTTCTCCTGCTGGAAGCAGAGAGTAGCCATCTTTGATAGTTATATCATTTCCATTATCGGTAACATTTCCTATCACTTCCTCGCCTGAGGATAATCTAATTAATTCCATTTTTTTTCTCCATGTTGGTATATTATACTATATTTAGACCCATTTGTAAACCCCTTATCCAAAAAAATCCTCCAAAGATTGTACTTCTTCCGAGGACCAACCTACAGCCTTGAGGATATGCTCAATAGGATCCAGGAAGGTTTTTTGAAATTGTGTTTCATAATCTATATAGTTATTTAGACCAAATTCCTGAGGCAGATATTGAGTAAAGCCAACCACATTCTCGTGGATAGGATTTGGTTGTTTAAGATAGACAAATTTTGTTTTGTCTCCATTCTTAATTGGTTCGTATTTGCGAGTGAGTCCATGGACCTTAAGCTGATTGTTATGCAATAAAGCGGCACGTACATGAATTGGTGTACCTTTACGATATATGGTTTCCTTTGCACTATAATCAGATACCTTTGATACACCTCTAGGAAATGCCACATCGTGGGCAGGTAATGTGCAGAAATATGTTTTAAATTGTTCAATAGCAATTTGGGTCTGTCGTTCACTACCTTGCATTATGACCTTAAATAGTTCCTTAAGAGCGTCACGACACATAGCTGGTGTTGAGGATTTAATTGCCTCGATACCCATAATTTTAAGTTTTGGTTCTGCATATCGGACACCCTCGTTATCATGTACATTGAGAATATATCTCTTTTTGGCTGTCCAGATTGCACGGTCGCCTATGGCCTCTCGTTTCATAACCATACGATTTTCAATGCCACCCATTAGACCAAATAGGTCCTCATATGATTTTTGTAATACAGGTTCTAATTTATCATTACAGACTTTGTCCATAAAATTAATAGGGTCATCTGGATTGACTGCTTTAACCAAATCATCTAAGCTCACATAGAGCGAATCAGTATCAATTGCAATCACATAATCTTTATTATCTGTTTTCAATATACTATTTAGATATTTGTTAATGGCAACTTCTGCCCATCGGATTGTTAGCTGACCTGATAATGTAATTGCCTCTGCAATTCTTTGATCGAAGAAGCGGAAGTACCTGTTACCTAAAGCACCATATAAACTGTTTAAGAGAATTTTAATTGCCATCTGTTCGTTTTCAGCGACAGATATTCTTCGTTCAATATCATATAGTTTTTGTTTGTCTGATTTATCAATGGTCTGTAGATCCTTTTGTGCCTGGATCATATCCTTTTTAATTTGGACACGGTCACTATACATGGTATCCACAAGTTTAGGCATTACACCCTTTGTGTTTATATGGAAGCATTGACCATTACCACCCACAGAATAACCCTTATTATTAAGTTGTTGTCCTTCTAGTATTTTATCAATATCAATATTAGCAATCATACCCTCAGCAATTGTTTCTGTCGACATATTGTATTGCATAATTAGCGATGGATATAGACTGTTTAGGTCGAATGATACCACATTGTCATGCATACCAACCATTGGATCTTTAACATATCCACCAGGATAAGATGATTTGATTTTCTCCTCATAAAAAGGTATTGCGATTTTTTGTTCGTATAGGTGACGATATATGATTGTTTCCCATATGGCTGTAACGCCAAATGTATCAGAATAGTTTACACCTCCTTTATATGCCATGGTCATCATCAGCGTGATTAGACCCATTTTATCCTCTAGGCGATCCACTAACTCTACATCTTTAATGTTATAGTCAATAAATTTCTGATAGTCATTCTTATATAGATCAAAGAGTGAGCCGTGTTCTTCGTACGAGAGCTTTTTATCACCAAGGATAACATTAGCAATATGGTCAAGACGATATGATTCCTGAGCCGTGTATGTATATTTTTGGAAGAGCTCTAGGTAATCAGCAGTATTGATTCCCTTTAGGTCATATACTGCTTCTGTTCTGTTAATTCTACGGACTGTGCCTGGTTCGATCATGTTCCAGGGACTGAATTTCTTAGTAAGGTCCTCACCTAGTATTTTAATTGAACGATTAATGATATATGGTATATCAAAGAAGCGAACATTCCAACCAGTGATTACATCTGGACAATGACTTGGAGTAGACCAATGAGCAAGGAATAACTGAAAGAGTTCCAATTCGGATTCACACTTTCGATATACCACGCGATTTGTTTTCATCACAGATTCAGAGACATTATAGTCGCCACAACCCCAAACATAATATGTATTGTCAATATTGTTTTTGAGACAGATGGCAGTTACTGGATAGCTTGCAGTGTCTGGGTGGGGGAATCCTTCGTCTGATTGGACCTCAATGTCAATTGTAGTTACATTGATTTGGTTACGATTGTATTTAATTTCGCCAGGAAATTCTTCGTTAATGAATGCAGGTATATAACGATCATTGCCAAAGATTTGGCGACCTGCTGTATGTTTGTTTTCTTCTATCCAAGTTTTGGCCTCACGCATGGATTCAAACTGAACTGGGGCACAAGGCACACCATCGATTGATTTCCACTGACCTTTGTTTGAACTAACAAAGAGCGTTGGTTTGTATTTGACACGTTTGGATATTTTTTTGCCATTTTCATACCCTCGATAAAGGAGGGAATTGCCATAGCGAGATATGTTTGTGTAAAATTTCATAATGTATATTATATCACATTTTCAGTATAATGTAAATAGGTTGGGGGTAATTTCTTACCCCCGCATGATTTTCAGTTTGAGACTTAACTACAAAGATAACATGACAGTTATTGGCCCTAGGCTAATGCATGTCATTCCAATTATCAAAGCGGTTAAGGTCTCGGCAACGTCATCATATTTTTCAGCAAAGCTTATTATATGTTTCATGTTGTTCTCCAGTAAATAGTTTAATACTTATCTACTGAGTGTCGCTGCTCGCCAGTCTATCCTTTCAGATATTCTTTCTTCTTTGATGCCCCAGCAGACCCTAATTCGATCTTCCTAGGACGCTTTTCTTCTGGAAGTTCTACTCTGGCGTAAACCACTAGTATTCCATCCTTCAGATCAGCACCGTCTATAACTACAAATTCAGAGAGTCGGAAGCTCTTCTCGAACCTGCGGCTAGAAATGCCTTTAAATGCGTACTCACGCTCATCCTTATCCACTTCCCCAGAGATTTTAAGAATACCATCCTTAAGTTCAATATTAATATCTTCTTCTGAGAACCCAGCCACAGCCAATTCAATCAGGAATTTTTCCTCATCTATCTTGACCACATTGTGTGGTGGATAATTATTATTATTAGATTTAGCACTTGAATGGATCCTTTCCAGGTCCTCAAATAGTGTGTCAAATCCTACGAATAGTGAACGAGGTACGTTCAAGTTATTTCTTACTACCATTTTGTTTCCTCCTATTAAGTTAGCAAGGTTAAAATTGATTCCCATATACATGGCGAATCACTGTTATTTATACAAATAGTTTGCCTAACGTGTATAAATAATAATATGAATTTAATAAAAAGTTATTTTAAAAAATTTCATAAACTTATGAAATCAGGTAGATTAAACAAGGTCATTAAAAAAACCCATTCGTTTTAATCTTTATTACTGTTTCCAATATTATATTTTGGACACAACTCCCATTGGCTCTTTTCCTTAAACGGAATCACTTTGATTTGTCTTAAAGGTGCCAACGGCTTAGCCTGAGCTGAATTTACTATACTAATAAGTCCCCAGTCAGCTAATAATGTTGAAATTGTGTTGCGTCGTTCAATATCATTCTCTACTAGATTGCTTGGTTTGCCATCTAATAAAAATAGTTCTTTAAAATGTACGATAAAATATCTACCTTGCTTATGTAGTATATGGCAAGATTGATATAATTTTTGATCTTTCCTTGATGCGACTCCGATACGAGTTAATGTTTCTCTTATTTTTAAGAAGTCGTCTGGTTCGTTGAGTGTGACTTCCAACATGCTCGTTGGTTGCCAATTAGTGATTTCTTTATTTTCGTTTTCCACCTTTGTAAATCCTTTGTTTCAAATCAGCAATTTGTTCTGTGCTGAATAATGATAAAACAGATTTAGCCTTTTCATTGCTATACCCATAATATTCTTTAATTAATTCAAGATTGGTGACCTCTTGTGGTTTAATCCATTTGGACCACCTTTTCCTCTTCCTAATTATATTTATAAAAAAATCGTACTGAAGCCGATGGTCTATGGTATGGTGGATATTCATTTCATTAGCATAGAGTATCGTATCAGAATACATAGAAAGCCCACGATTAATAATAAAAGCATTATATTCTTTCTCAGCGATATCGTCTACCATAATGCCTTTTTTGGCATAGGTAATATCATTTAGGTATTCAAACGGACTCATGTTCATTGATATAAATTCTTGCTTGATCTTCACTATCAAAGATGCGTTCATATTTTACTTCATTATCTTCAAATCGCACGACTCTCCATCTTGTAACTTCTAAATCGTACATGACTGGCCACATTTGATACGTTATACTGATATCCTCTTCTGGGCCAAAGGTTCCATTGTGTATGTTGTGAATATATTTTTTCATTTAAACTTAACTCCTGCCATAATTTCAGTACAACATGCAACCATATTGAGCTCGTGGTCAGCAACAAAGCTATTCTTGTACTGATAGTCAGCCAGAATAAGCACTAGTTGCGGTATACTCTGTGGGTCAATAAACTCATACATGTTATCGTATATTTTTCTAAACAAAGCTGCAGGTTCCACATCAATATTATCTGTGACCCATTGTCGCATCTGCTTAAAGTTTTTATCCTTCATCGCGTCCATTAGATTATTGAGTGATACCTCTTGTATATTAATAAGAATACCTGAATCAATAACCCCAGACATGGAATATCTTTGAAGCTCATTTAGTACTCTTCGCCAGTCTGGCATGTGCTTCATTATAAGCTCTGCAATAACAGGCTCTTCGTATTTAATCTGTTCAGTGGTTAGGATAGTGGTTACCCTTTTCATAAATTGACCACACAAATCTGCAAGGTCCTTTTTGGAAACATTAAACTCTACAACTGAGCATCTGGAATGCAATGGCTCAATGATTCTGTTTTTAAAGTTACAGGTCATTATGAACCTACAGTTGTTACTAAATTCCTCTATGAATCCTCTGAGTGCGGGTTGGGTGGATTGCGGATTCAGATAATCTGCTTCATCTAATATAACCACTTTATATCCACCCTGTAAGGAAACAGTCGATGCGAACTGCTTGATTTTATGTCTGAGTGTATCAATGTTGCCTTCTTCAGACCCATTGATTAATAGGTAATCTAATCCTAATTCATTACACACAGCTTTAGCGACTGTTGTTTTACCAATCCCTGCAGTCCCTGTGAACAGTAGGTTGGGTAACTCTCCTGTCTTTAGTATCTCTTGGAAGGTACCTTTTAATTTGGTTGGGAGAATTGTCTCCTCGATTGTATTTGGTCTATATTTTTCGACCCATAAAAATTCGCTCATCCTACAAATGCTCCTGTATCAATATCAACACCAGCATCATCTACTCTTCTGAATTTATTCCATGATTCAACTGTATCCAATCGAAATGATCTCCATGCGTTTTTATCTAGTGACCATACTGGAAATGCTTCCATTTCATTTGGTGAATAATTAATTGTTGATGTAATCCCATTTGCTTTTAGCACATCAGGATTTAGAGTACAAGGCATAACTCTCATTTCGCCTGTATCTATTTTTTTAAATGTAACTGTGACTTGCCCTTTTTGTAAAGCCTCAAGCAATTTGGCTTTTTCATTTGTTTTCATAATATATCCTAAATTGTGAGGGGAATTTCACCCCTCGAATGTTATTCTGATTCTGGTTCTTCAGCAACAGGGACCTCTCCTTCGGGAGCATTTTCAGCTCCTTTAGACGCAGCATTTAGGAAAGTAACAACTCTGTTTCTTAATCCTCCTACTGCTTCAAGCTCTGGCCCTTCAAAACCACCTCTTTTGGAACAGATATCAATTATCTGGACCATGGTCGCGATGTCTTGTAGAGACAATTGAACTTGTGGTTCCTCTGTACTTACTTCAGTTTCAGTTGTATTCACTTCTTCTGTCATAATTTCTCCTTTGCAAAGTAATTAACAAAATGGAAAGACCCCTTAGGCGTCTCCCCACAATTCATAATGTATTTATACACCAAACGTTGATGATTTCTCTAAGGCGATAAAATAAGATACAGGTTTGTTCTTATTGACCCAATTGGAAATCAACTTTGATGAGATAGCTACATCGTATTCGCCGTCAATTAATTTCAGGTTTGAAATATTTAAGACAAACGAAAATTTGTGCCCAGTTGTGTTTGGACCTAAATCTGATTCAAAGGTATTCGCACTAGAATCTTTAGTGTCAAATACTTTAATTGATATGGATTCATCACCAATGATTGCGACATCAGTATGTCCCAATACAGAAGCTGCCTTTTTGGTTTGACCCAAAATTTCCTCGGTCAATGTAATATTGACTTCAGCATTAGGCATTGTGATATCCTTATCTGGTGCTGTAAGAATACTAGGCTCAGCAAAATAAAAGTTTACCTTATTGGTATTATTTTGTATGAGGACCGAGTTATCCTTAAAGTTTAAAGTCGCATCATTAACCAATGAATATGTAGATAAGAATTCATTCAAATCATATATACCCATATCACTTGGAAAATCTTCTACAATATCAGCCACAGCCAGAATGTTTTTAGCCTCAGAAATAGTCTTGAGCTTTTGTCCTGGTTTTAAGACAATATTGGAGTTGATTGATCCAAAGTTAGTTAATAGTGCTAAAGTATCTTGCGATAATTGCATTTTTTTCTCCTATAGTTAATAGTATATTATATCATAAAAAGGGATCATTGTAAACCCTCTTTTTCATTTTTGTCATGTACGTGTAATGCGATTAAGGCATAATGTAGTATTTTCAATAGGTCTGCCCTATTGTATCCTTCTTTTTTGCCATACCTCTGTGCGTATTTTAGTACATTCCCTAAAGCAAAACCCATACCATGGTCACAGTCAATAATAAACTCAGTTGATTGAAATTTATTTTTGCTGTAATGACCACCATAGGTTTTGTTCACATAAGCCAGAAGCTCTGCAATGAGAGCTCCTTCGTTAAACTTGTAATCTGGTTGTTTCTCTTTATTAAACAATTTCATTGTTAAATTCAGTAGCCTTTTCTACTCTTGGATCTGATTCCTCAGCCTCTAACACGCCATCGTCAACCTTTGTGTAAAGATCTAAGAAAGCTGATTTGGTATCATCATCGAACCTTGAAATACATAGGTCAATCGCCTTGTCTCTTTTATTGAAAATAGAGAATGTCTGTACGATGTGACACAATCTTCTAGTTGAAATCACTTCGTCCACACCATCGTCATAATAAGTTTTTCTGATAATGTCAGCCCATGTAACCAATTTATCTGCGAAGTCCTCGTCTGAAGTACCATATTTTTCCATATGCTTAAGGACAATTTTTTTCTCCACTGAAAGTGATGGAAACCTTTGATCAACCGAAATAGTAAACCTTTCAAGGAATGCCTCGTCAATGATTGAAGCAGCAGTAAATCTGCCATCTTCTGAGCCTTTGCCTTTTGTATTGGCAGTAGCGATAACATTGAATCCTTCGGCTGGTGTTACAATTTCACCAGTCTTTTTAACCAAGACAGGTTTGCCTTCTAGGATACCTTGGAGACACATAATTTTATTTGTCGCTCTATCGATTTCGTCCAGAAGTAAAATTGCACCGTTCTCCATTGCTTTTAAGACAGGGCCTTTTGCGAAGACAGTTTCACCATTGATCAATCTGAACCCACCTAACAAATCATCTTCGTCAGTCTCTGGGTTGATTTGAACTCTAATGAATTCTTTTTGAAGTTTGGCACAAGCTTGTTCTACCATAAATGTTTTACCATTCCCAGAAAGTCCTGAGATATATGTGGGGTAAAACATATTTGATTTTACAATCTTGACAATGTCATGATACGCGCCCCAGGCAATAAATGTTGGGTCAACAGAAGCGAAGTTTTTCTCTTCGTTAACGATTGATTGCATCTGCGCTGCTTGAGCAGGGATTGTATTGACCACTGCCGTAGAAGTAGCGACTTCAGCTCTGAGTGGCTCAATAAGACCAGCCAAATCGTATGTGCCGATTTTGACTCTATTGTCTTTAGTTAGGATTGGGTCCCAATCTTTACCAGTATAACCTAGAGCTTTACCAGTGTCAACAACTGCACTTTTGCGGAAGTGATCTTGGTCTGGGTATCTAGTAGCCAGTTCTTTTAATAAAATTTTTGTGGAAGTTTTCAAGTTATCCATAATATAGTTTCTCCTTATCAATTAAATATATGTACCATTATACTATAAACTAGGTATAATGTAAACACGCTATGGTAAAAAGTAACACAATTGTTACATTCCTGTAACATTAGGCTACTACTCTACCGAAATTTGTCAGTAATGTTTTGTTGTTCTTCTTGGACTTACTGTATTTTTTAAACTGACTTGTAATTTGTCCATTAGAAGCATCATCAGCAATATTAAACCCATCGTCATCTGTATCCAGGTTTTTGCCATGTTTTACAATATAGAACTCGTTATAACCAAGAGTATCTTTAAATGTAACACACTTATGCTTTGAGTATTCTCTGTTATATGGCTTACGCTCTTCATTGTCATACATACCATAGCCATCACCATTAGATTGAGCATCTGATATTTTACTCCAATAGTTATATGAACCATCTGCAATAAAGAAGCCAATGGTTTGTGTACCATAATGGTTTCTTAAATGTTCAAGTAAAGCCTTTGTACCATGTCGTCCTCTTCCAGGTAAGTGTACCTTTTTGTTATCGATGTTGATAACTGCTTTACCATATCTGTCGGTCTCTGCATATTTTATTTCTCTGCTTCTTGCAATATTCATACTATTAGCATCACCATCGGAAAGAATTACTAGGTTCATTTTATCGACATTGTTTTTACGCCTAAACTCTTTGATCATACGAGTGGATTGGACCAAAGCTTGATTTAATGGAGTTGATCCATAATCTTCATACCTGGAAAGAATTGAACGCTCTTCATAGCCATAATCACTTTGACATAAAACATATCGAAGATAGATATGGAACATAGCATCTTCGTAATCATTTTTCTTTAGAGTAGATGATACGATTTGTGGTAAGGATAATCCTGATAAATCAATTTCGCTCTCTCTAGTTCTTGGACCACTGAATGTGTCTGACATTGAACCCCAGCCGTCAAAGCCAAGATCAGTATTACAGCTTGTGAATCCATATACATCAAATGGTATGTTTACTGTTTTACAGAATGTAACCAAGTGTAATAGTTGGTCCATGACTTGACCCATAGTATTATTCATTGAGCCAGAGTAGTCAATAAGCATCATCATACCATGATTTTTAGCATCGGCAAGCTGAGTTACTCTAGCAAATATATCATCGTTTGTTTTATATGACCATAGTCTGTTGACATCAATTGAACCAGTTTTAGCTGTTTGAGCTCTAGTGTAACGATAAGCCGCTTTTCTCATTTCAAACTCTTTGACAGCATAATTAGTATTCTTTTTGATTTCTTTCATATACTTTTTGAACTCTTCTCTATGACTTTCATAATTCTCAAGTTCTGACCTAGCGATCCTGTCGGCTGCAAGTCTCTTGTATGGTATTACAATTTTATCTCTGATCTCTTTTCTTGGCTCGTTACCAGCAGAAATTTGGTCACCCCTTTCGTCACGTTGGATTAGAGTGTGCTCTTTTCTTCTGAACTCTTCGTCAGTAATTGAAACATCTTCATCAGCTGGTTTTTGGTCCTCGACATTACCTTGGTTGTCGCCATCATCTGAATCTCTTTCACTAGATCCTGTATTATCGGTTTCTGTATCGTTTCCTTCTGCATCTTCATTATGCGGAGTTTCATTCTTTTGTTTTTCATTGTCTTGTGGCTCCATATCATCATGACCCATATTTTGGTCTTGTTCTTTTTTCTTTTCACCATCTGATTGCTCTTGTTTTTGCTCTTCTTGTTGTTGAGGCTGCAGTAGCTCTGGTGTGTTTTCTTTTGTATAAGCAAGGATGTCTCTGACAAGCTCTAATACATCATCAAATGTTTTAGTGGTCATTGCTCTGTTATAAAAAACAATTTCTTCGTCATTAAAAGGAACCTCTATATGAGTACCAATTTTAGCTTTTAGATTGATTTTATCAATGAGTTTGATTTCCTCTAAATTAACATCGTCAAGGTTACCAAAGAATTCATCATCGAATAGTTTTTTGTATCCTCGTGCCATAGGACCTACTAGACCAGCATATGCATCTTTGATATGTCTTTCGATTCTAGCATCTTCGATAACATTGATATATGATCTAGGGCAACCTTCTAGCTTTTCAGGGCTGTCATGCCATCCTTCGTAAGGGGTAAATAGTGCGTGTCCAACCTCGTGGCCAATAAATAGATCATGGACATCTTTACCCATATCTTTCCACATAGGTAATCCAAGGACTCTATCTTTAATATCGAACCAAGCAGTTTGATAATTACCATATTGAACAGTAATATTCTCCTTGGCTAGTAGTTTTGCCAGTGTTGTTTTACTCATTTTTACTCCTTATCAATTGAATATGGTACTATTATACTCTATTCTAGGGTCAATGTAAACACGCTACACGAAAAAAAGTGCGTTTTTTTTAATATATTTATAAAAATGTGGTGCTGGCACCAAGATTTGAACTCGGGACCTGATGATTACAAATCAACTGCTCTACCAACTGAGCTATACCAGCATTATTTTATTTTGGAGAAGTTCTTCTGTTTAAAGAACTCTATTTTAGATCTGAATTTATTCTCTAGTATCTCACCCTTATGTGATATAATAAAGACATTAGTACCATCTTCTAAGGTAGTTAAGATCTTGGTTAGATTCTCAATGCCATCGTGATCCAAAGAACTATCAAAGGTTTCGTCAAGTATTAGCAGATTAGTTGCTGCACTGTTTTTGAGTTTGGCGATTTGTCTCCAGGTAAACAACAACGACAGGTCGATCCTTTGCTTCTCTCCTTCCGAAAAGGAAGCATAGTTAAATGAATCACGATGCCTACTTCTTATGGTCTCATTGAAGTTTTCATCCAAATGGAAAGCAACAAAGAAATCCAATATCTGTAGGTATTGATTAATTAATTTATTCATAACAGGTAAATATTGTTTTATTACTTTTGTTTTGATACCTGTATCCTTTAACATTTCTCCAATCACTTCATTATATGTTCTCTCTTCGACATATTCTAGCTTTTGTTCCGTAGAGGTTTGTTTACCCTTACGAAGATCTGAAAGCTCTTTTTTGGCTTTACCAGAGTCACCAGACTGTGATGTGAGCGTATTGATTTCCTTTTGTACCTTATCAATTTCTTTTTGTAAGAGAGCAATCTTTTCATTATTAGCATTAATCTTTTGTTGTCTCTGACGAAGTTGATTTAAGTGGTTTGAGATTTCTTGGCCTTCTTGTTCAACGACACTAATTTCCTTTCTAAGAGTTTCCATCTCAGATTGAACTTCAGCAGCATGAACTTTAATTGTAGATATTTTATCATCTTTTATTTCCTGTGTTATATCCTGGTCACATGATGGACACTGATCATTTTCTTCGTAAAACCTAGCATCATGTACTAGTGATTTAATTTTATTATTTAGCTCATTATCCAATGATTTAAACTCTGAGGTTCGTTCCAAATATTGTTTATGGTTCCTTTCCTCTTCAGATAATAATGCCGTTAGGTTCTTTCCTAATTCCTTTGACTCTTTAAAGATTTGATCGATATCAGTTTTATGAGTTTGAATTGATTCTCTCTTACCATCAATTTGGTCTTGGTTTAGAGCTTCTAAGTTTTTAATATACTTTGATTGTGAATCAATCTTTGTATTAAACAAATCAATCTGATGGTTAATATCTGTTAATTGTTCTTTGATTTTAGCATTGCGTTCTTTTAATAGAGTATTCAT